GCTACTAACAGTCCCAGGAGTAAGGATATGAAACATAAACATTTCATGTTTTCACCCCCTTGTCTTCGAAGTAGGATTCTATCTCTTTTCCTGATTGGGTGTTCACAAAACAGGACGTACACATCCCGTTAGCGGAACAGTGACCACACACACGATTCTTGCACCCTATAACGCAGAGCTTCACCGTGTCATCGAAGGATTTGCGGGCGATAGGCATCCCACACGTCGGGCATGGTCTGTGGCTGTTGATGAGCATCATCATGAACCAATCCCCCGAAGCAGCTTATACGTCAGAAGATAAGCGGTCGTCCTGAACATCAACAATATGAGGTCAAGCCATACCGGAATAGTGCCGAAACCCCACAGGAATATTCCTGAGAGGGTCTTCAGAAACAGATATGTGTCACCGTCGGCTGCGGCTTGATTCGCGTCGTCTAAGCTGTCCGTCTGTGATTCGATATCATGAAGTGATCCTGACCCACCCATATATAGATTGATGAAGTAGGCTGCGAAGTTCACCAATACAAGGATGGAGATGATGATTATCAGTATCTTGGTGTCGGAGGTCATGCTAACCACCCGCCGGATTCCTAAAGATGATCGCTATCGCAGCCGCTAAGATAAGAAGGATGATGACCGTTATCAATATACCCACATTCAAGAAGCCAAGAACCGTGCCGAGGATGAGAAGGATGCCTTCCATGAACAGGACGCCGATGAGAAGATGAGATCCAATCATGTGAGACTTGATACCGCCGAACACCGCACCACCACCGACGAGCAGCATGAGAAGAAGCCACCAACCCGAATATCCAAGACCTGTCTGTCTTCCACTCGCTTCTTCGATACCCTCTTCCAATTCCTGTATAAGCAGTTTCGCCACGTTATCGCTTTGATCAGCGTCATCGTCCACAAAGAAGCCGACGTCAACGCCTTCTATCTCGAAGGATTCGGTGAATATGGCGTCGCCGTACTCGATACCTCCCGGAGCGACGGAGAAGAGATACTCTAAAGATTCCACATCTGACGTGTCATATGTGTCACGCGCTTCTATCACTAATGAGAACCCCGTCCCTGTCTTATTGGCTGAGAGAAGGTTGCCCGTCGTGTCCGTGACGAGGGGAATCGTCACACCACTTGAGAAGTTCGCCGACCACCCAGACGTGAACTCGTTATCGTCGCCGTCGTATAAGGTCACTTTCGCAGCGACTCCATCATCATCGATGTCTATCAATGTCACCGTGACAGAGACTCGCGTGTTGTTGTTCCATACCTGTTCAGGTGTGGGGTTGATCTCCACTCCTGAGATGCACCCACTCGTTCCGCAACCCGTACGAGAATATCCGTCATCGAGATAATACAACACGTTCTCTTCGAGTATAAGAATATCGTTCAGTCCCGTCCCTGTGTCTATCATCGTGACGACGTTAGGGTCGTATGTTGGAAAAGCGTATATCTGTTCCTGAAAATTATCGTTTTTGTCAAGGGTGAATATTCCGAACGTGGTCAAGACCTCTTCTCCCGAACTGGCAGACCCCGTTGCTTGTATGGTGTGGATCATGTTACGCCACGTCCAACGTGTCGCGGTCATGTTGAACACTCCTGAGATGTCCGAGAAATCAGTCGTCCACTCCTTACCGAACGTCACTCCCGTGTCCGCTGTGCTTTCGCTTCCGCACACTGTGTTCATTTCATCGTTGATATTATCCCAACCCGTCACACAGAAAGAGGGCAGTCCTTGTGTGAACGTGCGTGTCTCATAAGGATTGCTCATAAGTAACCCATTGACTTCTAACCCACCGAAAACGTTTTGCCTATATGTCCTCTTATGTGAACCGTCTGCGTTTATTCCTATCATGCGAAATTCTTCTGCTCCTAAACCGAAAACGACCTCTAAATCGTCTTGGAAGGCGACGATGATCTCGCAACCGTTCCCGTTACAGTTCGTGCCGTCCCATGCCGAATTGTCAACGTCTACGATGAGTGGAGCAGACACATAACCCATATTCGTCGAAGTACAAGCGGCATCCGCGTCACCGTTAAGGCTTGAGGGTTCTTCATCAGAGTATTCCCACGTCTTGAAGATGTCGCCCGAACCACTCAGACTGAACAAACCCACCTTAAGCACTTCTTGGCTCGTCGTTGTCCTGAACCCCATCGCTGACACGACGTAATCGATGTTCCCGTTTTTGTCCACGTCCATAACGGGCATCGACCTGACCAACGGAAGACAATAGGAGCGTATAGACGCGTCTGTCGTGAAGAGATCGAAGTCTGTTTCGTTAAGGATTCCTGTGATGTCAAATGAGTGACCCTTGATCCTATACTGTGATCCCGAGACGAAGTTCGACACCATCAGACACGTTCCCGAATAACAATTTATCTGAGAAGCCTTTATACTACCTGGAAAAGTCGGAGTCCCTAATCTTGTCAATATGTGGTCTGATCCGTTCCATGTTATAGCGGTGATGTTCTCTGACCCCTGATAAAATATGATTTCGTCGAATCCGCCGTTGAGGTCATGGATGATAGGCGGAGAGAATCCTGCGGCGTTGCTGTTCGGTGATACGTGAGGGATGACCCCTTCTATGATCAACGACACCCCGTTCCATTCAAGGATATATAATGAGTTGGCGTCCATGACGATGATCTCCACATCTCCATCGTTATCTATGTCGCCGTATATGGGTTCGAAGACGGTATCGGTGAAACCCGCGCTTCCAAGCTCCAGATCATCAGCGTCGAAAGCGGCATTGAAAGAGGTCTGACCGTCTATGAGATAATTGTTCTGTCCAGGATAGAAATAATCTGTTCCCGCCATGACGAGAGAAGAAAGAAAGATAAAAAGAAATGTGAGCAGCGCGATTTTGCCCGATATTTTTGCGCATCTCCTTATAGGAGCTTTTCGTGTACGATGACGCACGCAACGAGCATAGCTCGTTGGTGTCCTCGCGAGAGAATCTCGCGATGAGATCATCGTTTACCCCCACTGAACCCTTTGATGCCCATGCGCAATAATGCGACACCGACTAAGAGGACGATCACACCACCAGCAGCCCAGAAGCTCGCGAACGGAAGTCCGGAGATGTTTGAGATGTTGGTGAAGGATGTGAAGAGCAACGGAAGAGCGACAACCGCAATAGCGGCGAAGATCAACCAACTGATCACTTTGTCCATCATACCTGAAGGATTAGAAACATTGAATGACATTAGTTAAAACACCCCATATGTGACTTTTTAACAGAAAAATATATAAATCAGTGTGTCTGAGATGTGTGTATGGCGTGTCAAGTGAGCATCAGAGTCAACCACGATGATTATGATCGTTTCACTAAAGACTTCCGAAAATATCTGATGGACACCTATCCAGAACTTCATGGATTGAGAATGAGTCAGAGCTTCCTCTTCCACAAACTCATTCAGAAAGCGGAAGGATTGATAAAATGAGCACATGGACTGAATTCTTCAAGAGCAACAAACCAACTTCTAAGAAGCCGCTATGGGTCATCATCGGAGTCATCGAGACGTTATTGACCATCGCTTTTGGTATGCTCGCTGGTCACCAGTTCGAAATATCTGATACACAAGAGCAGTGCAACCTTCACATCTCGAAGGAGTGGGCGCGCATCCAATCAGAAAGCGCGTGCTACACAGCCAACAATCTCCAAAATATTAATTGGTCGATAACGCTAGATAAGAAAGACGTGCAAAGATACGTCAACGACAAAAACATAGGTGCTACCCCATGATTTATTCACTTCGTTCATGCTCATGGGTGTGCCCATGATTATTCTCATCATCGGCGGTGTCGGATCAGGAAAGTCGGTGTATGCTGTCAAGGAGATGAAAGACAGAGGGTATAAGACGTTCTGTAACTTCGATTGTAAGCTGAAGAACGCTGTCCGACTCAAAGAAGAACACATCATCCACAAAGTCAAGAAAGGAGAGAAACGGAACGGTGACATCATCTATCAAGACGAAGTGAATTATGATTTCTGGGAAAAGATGCAACAGAAAGGTGAACCGTTCGATATCATCATCGACGAAGTGCATAACGTCCTTCACTCACGACGCAGCATGAGTTCATGGAACACGAACTTCTCGAAATGGTTAGCACAGATCAGGAAGGTGCTAGGGAGTTCAGAGAAAAACCATCTCTATCTCATCTCCCAACGATTGAACGCCATCGACATCTCAGCAAGGGAACTCTGTCATCAGATAATAGCTCTGAGAAAAGTGATGAGCAACCCCATCACCAAAACAGTCGTCCGAGAGATGGGACGTAAAAAGACGAAGATGTTGCCGAGTGTGTACATCCTGAAATTCTACTTCAGTGGTGAAGACGCTATCAACGCGTATGAAGCGTTCAAGAACGGCATCAAATCCTACTCGGTGAGAAGCGCGTTTGTCGCTAATCCTTACTTCCAATATTATGATTCTTATAGTATGGTCAGGTTCGGTGCTGGGGTGTATGTATGAGCACCCCTTTCGCTGCGCGAAAGCCGTGCACGGGAATAGCAGACTCGGCAAAGCCGAGTCATGCGGTGTGAGAAGATGAAAACTAAAAAATCAGTCATGAGAAGAAAACAAGGTGTGCGCGATATCACTCCCACCGTCAAAGATGGAACGGTCAAAGAGATGTATCGTCAGAGAAAAGCCTTTTGGCGAAAGCCAAAAAGACCATTAAACGAACTTCGACTCACCACAAAAGACACCTGGAAAATAAAATCGAACCCTGATCATGTCTGGATCGTGACGATGCACTTCGCTAACGGCACGCAGAAAACGTGGGCTATCGAGACGAAAGACGAGACGTTCACCATCAAGAAGAAGATGTACCATCTCTTCTATGAAGAATGCTCGTTCGACATCTCTTTGAATCAGTACCATCTTCACTATCACGAAGACTTCGCCGTTCCCATCAATAGAGAAATACGACAGGAAGGTGACGAAGCATACTTCACCGTCAAACCCTCGAATCTTGGAGAGTTGATAAAATTCAACTTCGTCAAGGTGTTGACGGGTGCGCATAGTATTCTTAAGCAGTTATCGACGATCATCGTCTTGACCATCGTCAACATCGTGTTGACGATCGTGTCCATACTCGCAGCGATGGGGGTGATTAAGTTTGCCGGATGATGATAGGTTCGGATTCCTCTGGGCTATGGCTGACTTCGTGCATGATTACGTTCAGCGATGGTATATCTGGATAATAGGCGGGTGCATCGTCGCCTTCATCATCCTGTTAGGCGTCACGGGTGGGCAATAATGGGTAAAGAATTAGGAGATGTCGCTGATTCCCTGATGGGAAAAGAGAAGTTTTTCCAGGAAGAACATGAGTGGTCACAAGTCATTGACCGATTCAACGAGGATAAGGTCAGCAAAGAAACGAATATGTCCTCTATCGATTTCAATGCTCGGCTGAACAAGGAAGAGATCAACGCTTGCTTGGTGTTTGACACGTTGCGGGGTATGGGTATCTTACCGGAAGACATACAGTTGACCCGTCAGCTCAAGCGTCTTTCCGTCTCACAAGACGGTAAGGGACGAGCAGAGATCGTGGATATTTTGAAAGGTGAGCGTGAGAAACAGAACGAGGGTGTGGGTGGCTGGATGAAGAAGAAATTCGGATTTGGAGGTCAGTAGCTCCAAGTCCGAATGAATGAGTGAGCGACGCGAACGAATGAAATTCGGATTTGGAGGAACATAATGACGAACGAAAATCGGAGCTTCGCTCCGAAATTCAGAGCAGAGAAAAGAGAACTTGAACTCAAGAAGAAAGGCAACGCTCTCGAAGCAGAATTAGAATACGAAAAGCTTTCGCCTTTTCAGAAAACAGTACGAAAAATATTCAGTGGGTAATAACTGTAGGATATTCTATCCCTCGCTCTGTATATGTGGGTATCAACGTCACTGGTTTAGAGCTT